AGACCCATGATGTTGTCAGGAGTCTGTTCACCAGCTTCTCTTGAGAATGGATTACCATCCTTATCAGCAGCAGCAAAACCTTTAATGTGGTCTTCTAAAGCTTTTACTAATTCGATATTAGTGTCGGCTGGGAAAGCAGCAGAGATAGTACCTGAAACGTCAGAAACGTCATAGATTGACATACCATCTAATCTTGACTCACCTATTGCATCTCTACCGTCATTTGGAGCAGCAGAAGCTTTTACGTAAGTTGGAGCAGTAGTACCAGCTATTTTACCACCTTCGTAAACGAAGTCTAAGTAAGATAAAAGACCCATTGGTCCAGCCATTGGTACAACTGGTACTAAGTCTAAACCGATAGTTTGTGCAGCAACTTGCATTGCTAATGGTAATAAAGTTGGAGCTTTATCACCTGAACCGTTTACTGCATTACCGTTAGCGTCAACTGAAGGTAATGTAGCAGGGCCCATACCGTAGATGTTACCAGCAGTCCCTAAAGACATGATGTGAGCATCTTCGTAAAGTTTGTGGTTATGACAGTATTCTGACATCCACGCTAGTTTTTCTGCTTCGTTGATACCTGTAGCTGATTCGATGATCGGAGCCCAAGTTTCTCTAACTTCTGCAGAGTTAATTAAATTTGCCATTTTATTATTTTGTTTTTTTTAATGGTTGTTTAAATCGATCTTTTCAGATCTTCTCGATGTATGTCAGATTTTTTCTTCTTATCTGATTATCGATATACTATATATTGTTATTATATTTACGTTTTTTACGTTTTTCTTAAAATATTAAGATATTACTTCTTAAATTTCTTAGCTAGTTCTTCTTTTACGTTAGTTAAATCGTATAAAGGTTTTTTAGCTGGAGCTTCAACTGCAGCTTCATTTACCGTTTCTACTTTTTCCATAACTACTGCAACGTCTCTAAGATCTCTAGTTTGCCAGAAGTTTCTTACTTGATAAGAAGTTTCTAACTTATGATATTTAGATTGTGCTAAAAGAGCTGTTTTCTTAGCTTCAGATAATTTAGACCATGTTTCTTTATATTCTTCTGGCATCATTGCAATAACATTAGGTTCGCTAGTGTTATCAGCTTTGATTAATGAAGAATTCCATAGAGTAATAATTTGTCCTTCTGTTAAGAATCCTTTACCTTCTACTGCCTTTAATACTGTAGATTGATCTTCAGTAGATAATTCATTGTATTCTGATTTCTTAGCTTCAGAAATAAATCTAAAGAAATGAGGATTAGAATTTTCTTTAGCAGTTGCTTTTTCAATTAAAGCAGATAATTTAGAAGTAATTTCAGATTTGTATGAATCTAATGCATCTACTGCTTCTTCAACGTCTTCTGATTCTTCTGATTCTTCAGTAGCTTCAACTTCTTCTGATTCTTCTGTAGCTTCAACTTCTTCTTCTACAAACTCTTCAGCATTTTCTTTATCTTCAGCGTCAACATCTTTAACTTTGAAAGTTTCTCCATCTACTGTAAATTCTTCTTCTCCGTCTGCGATAGCTTTTGCTCTTGCAGCACCAAATGCATTACCTTCTTCAACGTCTTCTTCAGTTTCTTCAACTGCTTCAACGTCTTCTTCTTCAGAAATTTCTTCATCACCTGCATCGTCAACTGTATCTTCTAACTCATCTTCTAATTCGTCAGATTTATCTTCAACTTCGGCACCATGATCTAGTTCATTTCCTTCAGCATCAACTGTAGGTTCAGTAACATCTGTAGAATCGTCTTCATCTTCAATTTCTTCAACTTCTTTACCAGCTTCATCTTCTAGTAATAAGTTAGAATTAACTGTTTCTGCAACGTATTCTGCATATTCAGTAACTTTTTCTAAGTTTTCTTTTAAATAGTCAATGTATTTTAATAAGTTTTCATGTGTTGTAGCACCTTCGTTGTAAGATTCTGCTAAATAGTTAGTGTAATCTTTAATTGATTCAACACCTTCAGCAATATGCTCAGAGTATGAAATGCTATTATCTAATTTCTCAGATATTTCGTTATTTGTTGTAATCGTGTTATCTAAGTTTTCGGCTAAATATGCAGAGTATTCAATTGTTTTTTCTAATTTTTCAGCAAGATAGTTTGAATATTCTTTAACGCTTTCAACTTCAGACTTAACAGATTCGTCTCCAGTTAAAGAAGTTACTTCTTCTTTAAGAGACTTGATTTCGCTTGATAAGTACTGTGAATATTTGTTAAAATCTTCTGTACTTACGAATTTTGATTCAGCCATTTTTGTTTCAGTTTTATTTTCGGTTGTTAAAAGTTCTTTTGTATCGCTAATTTCATAGATTTGAATGTCAGAATCGTTTTCGAATCCAAATGATTCATTTACTCTTTTTAATTCTGCATTTTCAAAACCTGGATCTGCAACTAAATCATACGTAAATAATTGTTTAATTTTAACAGTTCCATTAGATTCAACTTGACCAGCTGCTCTAGATGAAATTTGAAGAGGAACACCAGCATCAACTAAAGCTTTAGCCTGGCGGCCTGCTTCTGTATCTAATAATCTGATCTTACCCTTTACTTGTTTTGTTTCTTTATCATATGATAATTCTTCAATAATGTGAGATACATTCTTTAAAGATACATCAAATGTTTGAGGGTGGTCTAATTCTCCTAATAGTTTAGAAGAACCTATCTTCGCTTGAAGAGCTTCAATTTGAGGAACGTATTCTGACTCAGTATAGATTCTATTGTTTCTATTCTTTTTGTCAATTTCACCAAAAACTCCTTCAAGGACGTATATACCATCCTTTTGTTTAAATTCCAGTTCACTAGAAGATCTTTCTAGGATTAATAGATTGTTTTTCGTATTCATATATTTTGATACTATGTTTGTTTATATATCTTTTGAAGAATAATGATTTTTCATTTTTTCTATATTTCTAAATCTGCTAAATCGCCAGATAAATCACCACCTGATTCTTCACCGTCTTCTTTCTTCTTTTCTTCTTCCTCTTCTTCAGTTTCTTTAGCAGTTTCTTCTGTTTCTACTTCTAAATAATACTTTACAAGAGTCTGCATATCCTCTTCCGTGAATGCGTTATTTCCATATTCATCATAGAAATATTCTTTAAATTCCTTTTCAGTCTTGCTAGTTTTAATAACTCCTATGATTTCAGCTGATTTAATCTTTTCACCTGAATCTAGGAGAATGTCATCAACGATAACGTCAGATTCTTCACCTACTTCTCTGGCATCTTCCTTTATTGAAGAATAATTTTTAAATGTTTGTAAGTGTTTCATTTCAGTATATGATTCATTAACCTTACCTTTTTCAAATGTCCATGTGTAACCTTTACCTTCTATTGTTCCATTACCTAAAATCCCGTACATACCTTTTTTGAAACTATCAAAGAAAATGGCGGAACCTCGACTCCAGTGCTTTGAACCTCGTATGAATTTTCTTGCCTCTTCGTCATCAGCACTCTGTAGATATACTCGATCTTCTTCCCATGACATTAAAAGTCCATCTCCCCTTGGGTTAATAGATTCACCTTCCCACCATGTATCGTTATCCTCGTCGTATGAATCTTCTTTGCTGTCTGGGTCACCAAACATGTCAAAATCTGACCATTTAGATATACCATATTTCAATGCTTCTTTTTCTGTCTTGAAAAAATTGATTTGAGTATATTCGCTATTCTTTTCGCTTACGTAAAATATTATTGCCATCTTATTTTATATTTTCACTATTGATTATATATTCTTTTTCTAGAAGCCCATGTCCATTGGATCTACCTCTGGTTCTTCTGCATCTTCTTTAGCCTGTCTTTGTCTATATGATAAATTAGCTGCTTTATCGTCAGGTGATAATTTCAAGTATCTATCAACTAAGAATTCCATATCAAAGTATGGCATTTCTTCCATAGTAACTGGATCTGTTTTCATTAGAGAATCTTGCATTGTAGATATAAAGTCTAATCGTTTCTCCATGATTTCCATCTGCTTTAATTCAGCAAACATATTCTCTTCATTAAATTGAATAGCTATTTGAGTTCTAAACCCTGCATCATCTTTAAATTCAGGAAACTTAAGACACATTTGTAACCATAGTGGTTTTACTAAAATTTCTTGGAAAGAAGAACGTAATCTTTTGATAAATTTAGAAAACTTAATTTCATCTCTAATCATACCATCGGCTGCTAAATTAAAGTCACCTCCACCGTCTTCATACATAAATCTATTGAATGGTATTTTAGAAACCATTTTTAATTTATCATTGAAATATTTAAGTGCTTCTGTATCTGATAATTCAGGACCGTCTCCTCCTAAAGTTTCAATCTCTGGAGATTCTCCTTCTTTAGATGGTAACCAGTATTCTTTGTTAAATTGAAGCATTGGTTTTCCATTAGTCGCTAATGTAGCTGAATCCCAATCAAAGTCTACAACTTCTTTATAATTACCCATTAATTGTGCAAGAGATTGTTTTGCTCTTGTTTTAGATTTACCACCAACAGGAATAATAAACTTCATTCTATACGAAGAATTAGTAACTGCCCAGATAACTCTAGTATGTTCCATAATTCTCATCAAGTTAAAGGCTCTTACGAGTCTTTCTAAGTAACTTACCCTAGATGCAGTGGTTATTGAAGAATAAGAAAGATAGATGATCTGTGAATCATATAGGACCCTCTCCTTAACCGGATCGTCTTTAAATTGAATCCATACCTTTTTACCGTCATCTTTATTATAACCTGGCATTAATGTAATAGGATCTATTTCTTTAAATCCTATAATCTGATCTTGCTCAGGGCTATAAATAATTTCAAAAGAAAGATAACCATCAATTAAGAATTTTCTAAAGAAGTACCATGCTGATTGATCTTGATTAAAACCAAAGTATTGGTAAATATCCCTAAAAGATTTATTTAAATATTTAGTAACTTCTTCAGAAACATCCATTCCAATAAGTTCTGGATTTCCAATAAAGTTTTTGTTATCATATACGATAGACTCATCACATAAAATATCTAATATATCTTCTATTTCGTCATGGGTTGAAAATCTTCTTAATTCGTCTCTTTTACCTTCATAGCCTTGATCAAAGAAAGGAATATTTTTTCTCATGTTGGTGTCTGCCATCGATAATGCGGCGAATGCGCCATACATATTATCGTCGTCTAGACCCATTTGATTCATTTGGCCATATCCAAATTCATCTTCTACTGGACCTATTGCCTGAGACTGCCTTAAGACTAAATCATCGTAATACATTCCAAAAGACGAGAGTCTTTTTAGTGTATCACTTAGTGTGAACGGTCTTTTACCGGTACTTAATGGTCCATTTCTTTCTATAAAACCTGCCATGTGTTAAATTTACAATTGTATTATACTTTCTCTTTATATATTCTTCTTTCTACGATGATCTTCAAATAATCTATTTAGCTCATTTTTTGTTATTCCATTTAAAGAATTAAAATCACAAATAGCTATTTTACACCAATCTTTATATGCAATCACTGCCTGATTTGATTTTCTAGAAGGTTTATATCTTCTAATTGCAAAATCATATCCACGTTGCTCTAAATATGCCTTAGCTCCTTGATATGAAAATGTTAATAATCCTCGTTGATTTTTAGCATTATCTGTCTTTGAAGCTCTTTTTATTGTAGATTGATATCTGTCATATATTTCATCTAAAAATTGTTCTCTAAACTTAGGAGGTAACATGGAAACATTTATTCCTATATCATCTCCGTCATACGGGTCTAATGCCAAAACAATAGGATTATCATCATACCATGGAATACCTTCAGTAATTGGGTTATATTCAAAAATATACATTTTACCTGGAATAAACCTAGACCTTATTGGCATAACGGATTTATTCTTTCTATCATTAAGACTATCTTCGAACCAAGATAAAGATTCCTTAGACGCTTTAGCCTTACCCTTACCCTTTACTAATTTTTTAATTTCTTCCTTAATGTAGCCCATTAATCCTGTTTATTCAACTTTAATAAAACCTTGGCCAACTGACCATGGCTCTTCAGCCCATACGTTTATTGCAATTGCTCCTCTTTTTCCTTCAGTTACAGTGTCAACTCCGTGAACAACTTCACCTGGGTTAAAAATAACTAATCTATTTGGTCTAGTTTTAATAACCTCTGGTGTGTTTTCTTCTCCGTCTGTATAAATGTGTAAATCTCCTCCTTTAAAATCAAAACCAGGTGGATAGTAAACACATCCTAAAACTGGAAACATTCTATTTCCTGTTTTTTGTCTATACTGTACGTCATCGTCAAAGTGTAGTTCTAAATAATTTCTTCTACCATCTTCTGCTGCGGTTTGTAAACCCGTCCAATATTCAAATCCATTAACTTCCATGTTTAATTTAACTGGAAGATTATCTTTCCAGATATATTCTGCCAATCTTTGCTTAATATTTGCGGCAGGTTTATTCCACCATCCTTTCCAATATTTATAATCCCCTGTTGGAACATAAAAGTTATCTCCTTCTTTTAAAATGTCTTTTAATAATTGTTCGTCTTGTATAAAATCATCAAATACTGCTATCATGTTTTAAAATTTATATGTTTAATGTAATCCATTGATTATCGTTTCTTCTGTTAATACTATAAAATTCCAATTTCGCTGAGAACAGAATTCTTTAGCTGCATTATATTTATCCATATTTTTAACGTATTGCTCAGCCAAAAACTTATAAGATTTTAGTGCTTTTTTAGAATTTACCTTAGGTGGTTCAGGCTTCTGAATTTGTTGTTTTGGTTTAATTTCTACTAAATATTCTTTAACACTGTCATCGGGTTGAATTGCTTTAAAATAAAAATCAGGATAATATTTTCTTTTAGTAGAATCTTGCCTTGACCAATAGGGTATTTCAACTGGTTCACTTGACCACATACTTACTTTTTCATTTTTGTCACACCACATCATAAACTTACGTTCCCAGGAACTTCTATATATGATAGGAGTAGGTCCTGCATATTTAGAAGGATTATTAGGTTTAAAATAACCTTGATTAAATCCTGAATTTTTAGTTGGTTTAACATTCTTTATTGACATTAGATGCTGTAAATTCCTGTTTGATTTTCAGAGTTGCCTGATCCCTTGTCTATGGATAAAGTTCCTTTATATTTTTGAGGGTGAATCTTATTCCATCCCTTTGCATAACCCCTTTTTGCTATTTCCGTAAAATAGGCAAATGCGTTTGGATATTTTGGATTAAAATTTCTCCAATATTTTAAAAGATCTAAAATAGCAAACTGTAGACAATCGTTTCTGTCGTCTTCGCTTACATATTTCATACGGTTAATTGCCTTTTCTGCGAGAAGAATTAACATTTTTTCTGCGTCTCTGGTTAATTTATCCTGCTCTTTAGAAAGAACCATTTGATCGTAAAGATCTCTATTATTTAGATAGTTTTTTGATTTTCTTCTTTTAGCCACAATGTATATTGTTTATTTATACAGATTATACTCTCAAATGTTAAAAAGTTTATTACCTAAAAAAGGGACCGATGGTCCCTTCTTTATAATTCGATGATACGTCTTATGCTTTTAATGCTTCAATCTTTTCTTCCCAAGATTTAATTTCAGAATTAATTAAAGAATCAGCTTCTTTAATTTCTTCAATTGATTTATCAGCCTCAGCTAATAAACCTCTTTGGTCTTTTAAGAAAGAAATCATATCTTCATATTTAGAAATCTCTTTAGATTTTTTTGCCTCTTCTGCTAATTCTCCTTCTAGCATTTCGATTACGACTGGAGATGCATCTTCAGATGTTTCAGCTTTAATGTATTCTACTGCTTCATTCGCAGATGCTGAGAAAAATTTAGATAATTTGGTGTCTTCGTTGTATCTTGAAATAAATAGATTTTCATCTAATTTAAATAAATCAACAGTGACACCTCCTCTCTTGTATGTAGTAGCAAAATCTACTACCATAAAGTTTTCTATAATAGAAGAAAGACTTTCAAATAACTCAGCTTTATTTTTATTTTCGTATCTAACTAAACCGCTATTTAATGCAAAGTTAGAAAAAGATTCTAAGATCTCAGTGTTGTTGTTGTAAAATTTACCTTCTTCGATATTGTAAATAAATTTAGTAGATCCGTGATACCATCTTATAGTTTCATTTAAAAACTCGAAACTTTCAAATGCAGAAATAGCAGATAGTAAATTTGAATTCTTAGGATTTTCAATAATTTCAACGTTATTTTCTTTTATTTCGTAAGTTCTACCGTTTAAATAGAATTGAAGAGATTCTTCATTTTTTACGAAAGGAGCTAATATGTTTGCCATTTTATTATTTATTTAATTTTTTATTATTTATGTATATATCTGTATTATATGTCGTTTTCATCAATTATGTTAGGATCGTCTTCTTTTGCTTGAATTTGCTTGTTCTGAGATTCTCCCCGGTTGGAAGTAATAGACTTTTGTTTAATTTCAAACATTCTATTACCTGAATGAAATTCAGAGTTTCCACCTCCACCATAGTGTCTAGCTCCATTTGGCCCATAAGATACACTTCCTCCTTCGCCTCCAGTTCCAGCTCCTCCGTCAGGTGTGTTTGAGAATGAAGGAATAAATGAGTTAACTTCAATTGGAAACGTAATGTTATATTTATCTTTATCGTCAAATCCAAAATCAATAGGACTTTCAACAGTATAGTCGTCTGGGAGAGCGTAATAAGACGCTAGTCTATATGTTCCTTCATCTAAGTGTCCAACTTCAACATTAAAGTAATTAGATTTGTATAATCTTTTGATTATCATTTCCGTAATCTTTAGTGCGTCTAATGTCGAAGACACTAAGATTTCAATGTCAAAGTTTAGTGTTATAGGTATCATTTCAAATTCAGAAGAATATGACTGAAGAGATCCTTCTTGATCTAGTCTCGTATATTCTCCCATAATTCTTCTATTTACAAGCTTAGAAGAATCTATAGAAATAGAAGATATTCTTGCAACTCCTCTTGGAACTACATCGTAATTTCCATCTGCAAACCCAGGATCTGGATAACAGTCTTCTCCGGTTGGAGTCGTAAATAAAAAATTATCTCTTAGAAATTGATCGTCTCCAGTGATTGAATAATAGAAGGGAACGTCTATGTCTTTTCTAGTATTTTTATCTACTTGTCGCTGAAACCAAACTTTATTATTCAAATCGGCTAAAAGACCTATTATAATGTGTCTAATTATCGCGTCGTCAGAATTATATTTAAGATTGTATGTTGCCATTTATTATAGGTATCTTGTTGCTGCTCTTTTCCAGTTTGGTAAACCTGACATTTTTAAACCAGCTGCTTTAACGAACGTTCTCATAGAAACATCGTTTGCATTTTTCATAAATTCATATATTTCTCTTTTCTCTTCAAGCGGCATTTCCGTAGGTTCTAAGTGAGGTAATAATCTTTCCATTCTTTCCATCAAGGTTGCATCATCTGGATTAACGTCAACTAAAATTGACCTTGATCTGATTGCTCCATCTGGATCTGCTTTATCCTTTGCTAAGTTTGAAATAAATATCACTCTTCCTGAGAATTCAAATGAATTAGGAACAATTCCATTTTCTTCTAAATTAAATGCTTCTTCAGGGCTTACGTCTTTAGGATCGTATACTGCTTTAGTCTTTTTTAAATAAGAAATCTTTCTTATTTTCTTTGTATCTAAAGCTGCTTTCATTAGGTTTCTACCGTTTTCATCTCTAAATACTGCGTCACAGTCATCAAAGATTAATGTTTTATTTCTATATTGGTAGAATTTCTTGTACATCATAATTACAGATGCAGCACCTGATACTAGCACATAGTCTTCTTCATCGACAAGACCTTCATCTTTCATTGCTCTTTCTACATTATACGTTTTACCCGTACCCGCTCTACCTGAAATAAATAGAGAGTTAAATGCACCAGCCGCAACTCTTCTTGATATTTCGTAAATATCTTCCATAGTCTCTTCTAGATATTTTACTTTATCGTCAAGTGTCGCTTCATTTTTTGTCTCCATTGGAGAAGGCTTAACTTTAACCTGCTGTCCTTTCTTAATGTTCATGATAGAAGAGTAAGGAACTTCTAATTCATCTGCTATTTTATTTACTGCGATACCAGATGATAATTTAGCTTCAATCATTTTAATCTCTTCTTTAGAAAAAGCTCTATTTTTTCTTCTTTCCAATAACATTGACTCTTGTATAGATGCAGCGTATTTTTTATCCATTAATCTAACAAATTCTCCAACTAATTTGACAATTGGGAATGTTTCAGATGAAATAGAAAAGTCAGATTGAATATTTGCAGCATCTGAAAAATAAACTATAGAACCTACAATACCTGGATTCTTAGCAGTTGCTGATGTTACCATAAAGGACTCTGTTCCTTTACTAGAATAAAACATAATTCCTTGTTTTTCTTCTCCACCAACCTCGCTAAACATAGTGTATGGAAATTTCTTAAAGTCTTTCTTTGTCTTTTTATTTACAAATTTTGCAATTAAAAGAGCTGCTCTATTTAATGAAGGATTAGTAATAGATGGATCTACTGAATCGGCTTTTGTAGCTTCTACTAAATAGTCATCATATTTTAATATCTTATGTCTCATATCGGGACTTCTGTTTTTTTATAATATTTAGACTATATATCTTTATTCTATAACTTCTATATCTAGTTTGGAAAATCCGTTCTCTCTATAGATTTGTATTTTTTTATCGAATAGTTCATGAGGAAGAACTGTGTGATTAATTACAAACGTATTAATCTTGCTATCTTTGATAACTTGTGATAAAATTTTAAGAATATTATGAACTCCATCCGCGTCTACTGAAGATAATAGCTCGTCTAAAAATAATAGATTTAATTGTGGAAACCTTAACTTAAGTATTTTTATAATAGCTATTATAATTATAAAGTCTGCTTTTTTTCTTTCACCAGTTGAAAGTGTAAGTGGATTAATTTCTTCACCTAAGTGATTTATTAAACAATTGAATTTTTCGTCAAATCTAATATGAAATGGAAGGTGCATCGTTTGTCCCATCGCTGCAATATTAGCGTTAAGGCCTGGAAGAATAGTTTTTACAGCTAAATTCTTAACACCATCTTCTCCTAAAACTTCTTCTAAGATTTCTAAGAAATTATAACTTCCAGATGTTTCATCCTTTTTATTAGCTTTTTCTTTTTCTTGAGTTTCAAAATCTTCAATGATTTGTCTTAGATGAGAAAAGTCTTTGTTAGATCCTAAAGAATCCTTAATTTTAATAAGTTCTCCTTTAAGATTTCTAATATTAGTATTAATTGTAGAAACTTTATCGTTAATAGCCCTATCTTTAATTCTTAAATCTGCAATATCGTCTTTGATGGAAGTTACAGATTTTTCTGCTTTTTCAATTTCAGAAGGAAGAGTATTGGCTTTATTTTCAATTTCCTTTTTTCTTTCTTGGTGAAAAGAAGATGTCAATTCACCTTCGCATGTTGGGCATTTATCGCTTTCATATAACGCTAGTTTTTTCTTCAATTCGTCTAATTCATATTTTAGCTTTGAATAATTAGATTGTTTTTCTTGAAGAGTTTCTTGATTGCTTGATATTTTTTCAGAAACTTTAGAACTTGCTTCTTCTAATTTAATCCTATTAGCGTCATATCTTTTTAAGCTTTCTTTTAAAGCTTCTATTTCTTCTTTATTCTTAGTATCTGCCTCTGCTAATAACTGATTTAACTTCATATTAACTGAGACGATATTTTCACTAAGCTGATTTAGTTCTTTTTCATAAGAATCTAATTCTATTTTAAGGTCTCTTCTTTCTTCTTTAATTTGCTTTTGCATATCGTTAAGAATAGAGAAACCGAACATTTTATCTATGATCTGTCTTTTGTCATGATTTGTCATGGTTAAAAAAGACTTAAAATCATTTACAGATAGAATAATTATATTTTTAAATACATGGTATGGAATTCCAAATATTTCTTCTTCTAAATAATCTTGAACTGACTTTTTACCCGCTTTATCAAATTCTACACCATTTAAAAGAACCTTAAATCTATTTGGCATTAAACCTCTTTCAATCTCTACCTTAGTCCCTTTGCAATAAAGTTCTATTCTTACCCATAATTCTTTATTGATTCTATTGGGAAGATCTGCCATTTTAACACCTTCTACTTTTCCATACAGGGCATATACTATCGCATTCGCGATTGTAGTTTTACCTTCGCCATTCTTTCCAAGTGTTAAAAGTAATTCTGCCTTATTATCTTCAAACTCTATTTTTTGAATAGAGTTTCCATAAGATGCAAAATTTTTAAATTCTATAGACTTAATCTTCATACTTCGTTGTCATAATTATATGCACACTTATCGTGTAGGTTCTTTAAACTTTCTTTGACTCTTTCTCTTGTTTCGTCATCATGTGGTAAACCATCAACGTATGTGTTACATAGGTGCAAGATATTGTAATTTTTATAGAGATCTTCTATTTCATCCATATCATACAAATCTTTATCTAAGAAAGAATCTTGCTCATATATGTTAGGTTCTATTTTTCTACCTATTTTTTGTATTTTGTTTATTAATCTAGAAAGTGCACTTGTAGTTGCAATGTTAGAAGGAACGTATAAATCTACGAAGTTATTTCTAATCTTATCTTTAAATTCACCTAGAGGAACATTGTAAAGACCTGTGAGATAGTATTTTACAAACTTTGGTGATATAGTATTCTCATAGAAAGTCTCTTCCATTGTTCCTAGATCAACCATATCAAATCCCTTTGTATTGCCAGAATCAGAGCGTGTTAATTCATACGGTGTTCCTACTAATCTTAATTTTCCTTTAGTTTGTCTATAATGAATATGTCCAGAATAAACGGCATCATAATTCTTATATGAAACTGTATCTGTTCCGTGGTGATTTTTTACTTTAGAATTTAAAGAAACTCCCGAAACCTCTGAATGGCAAAATACAATTTGAGAATTAGGGAACTGCGCTAGGGTTTCTGCCTCATGTGCAGAATCTCTTCTCCACGGCATTAATAAAACTTTCTTTCCACCCCAATTAAATTCCTTAGGTTCTTTATATACTGCTACATTTGGAATCCATTTTAAAGAATCAATAGAACTTACTTCATTTGATTTTTTAGCCCATATATCATGATTACCGCATATAACATGAACGGGTAAAATTTCACCTAATCTTTCGAAAAGATCTACTGCATAGTGAAGAACTCTTAGATTTATACTTTGTCTATTATCGAATGCATCTCCAACCTGAACTAAAATATCCCCGGGTTTAACATCTCTTTTTAAAGTTGGAATAAATTGGTTTTCGTAAAAATCCTTTTGAATTTCTAACCATTCAAGAGAATTAGAACGAACTCCAAGGTGCATGTCTCCGAGAATCCAGATTCTATTTACTGGTTTCTCTAATACCTTAGGCTCAATCATAATTAAAAAAGTTTATTTATATTCTTTCTTTGTAGGACGTTAGTCTTTTTATCAAGTTCTTGAATGAGGTCTTCTTTATATTTGTTACTTAATGAAGAATAGAATTTGGTTGGATTAATGTTAAAGTAGTCACATAATTCTGAAAAAAGATCAATTATAGAATATCTGTCGTGTAGCTCATCATACATAAACCCGTAAACTTCATTAATATCTAATTTTCTTAATTTAGTTATTTGTTGAAATTCATCTATTTCATTAAATTTTTTAAATCTAGAATTAGTAATTAGTTCGTGAATTTTATTTCTAATTTGCTCGCTTTCTATTTTTTCTTCTTCATCCCTATTATCAGTGTACTGTGGATTAAGATTAAATGAAATCGATCCGTTTAACTCAAAGTCACCACCATCTTCGAAAGTATTGTCAAATATTTTATCTCTTTTTGTTCTCATATTATAAACTGTGTATATTAGAATTAGTAACTTCGTCAGTTTCAGTAAGCCTCATGTAATTATAGTTAATGCCTAATTTACATTTAGAACCTCTACCTTCACCGTCTCTTATTTTGAGTATTTTGAGCCAATACTCGTAGCTAGCTCTCATGATATCATCTTGAATAATACCTAACATGATATCTGCTGTATGTGAAAGACCAGCTGATTCTGCAACGTCTGTCATTGTGATATCACTAGAGTTATATCCGTTTCTTGTAATTTGAGTAGCCGTTACGATTAACCAACCGTTTCTTACGCCCATTGCTCTAAGATCTTCTGCTATCTGCTTGATCTTTAAATAGGTATTTTCAGAATTAGGATTTCTAAAATTAGAAAGAATGTTGATGTAGTCAATAACAACTGCTCCTAATTTTATTTTTCTTTCTTCTTCAATTTGTTTTAAATAGGCTTCAATATCTGGGACCGTCGCCTGTGAAGTTGGAAATTGTTTAACAAATAATTGACCAGGTGGGGTAAATCCGTCTCCTACTGTTTCTAACTTTCTTTTAATTAAATCTGCGTTCTTAGATTTTTCTTCGTAATCAGATATATCAATTCCTAATAAATTAGAACCTATTCTTTTCATAAATTTAGGAGCTGACATTTCCGCTGTTATAACTGCAGTGTTAGTTCCCATCTTAACAAAGTTTGCTGCATCATTTGCAAGATAAATCGATTTACCGATGTTCTGTTCACCTACATAAACTACTAAAGATCCATCTTTATCGTATCCTCCGTTAAGGGCTCTATCTAAAAAATTATATCCTGTGGAAACCTTTTCAGCATCTTCAAAAGAGTGGTCTTCGGGTTTAAAGAAGTCTAATCCAAGATCAGAATTAAATACGATTGAGTTTCTATCATTAATTAAAGTTTTAACCTTAGAGATGATCGAGTCTGCATTATCCGGTGTTACTTCGGTAGTTTTGATATACTCTATTGTATCGATAAGAGTGTTATCAAAATTACGCCATTTTATCCATGCTTCTGCAGTAGAAGTTAACCATTCTTCATCATATTGATCTAGGTCTACGTCATATACTATATCTACTATTGATTCTTCTACTTTTCCAGCTATCTTATCATTTTTGATAAGTAGTTTCATTTGCTCATTAGTTGGAGTTTCGTGAAACTTATCGTAGAATTTAGTGGTTAAAAAATGAATTAAGTCTATATCTTCAGAGGTATAAAATCCTCTCTTAATATTGCCTAAATATTTAGGTTTTTGTAGAGATAACTTAAAGAATATTTTTTCAAAATCGGGTCCAAACTTCATATTTGTTTTTTTATAGTTATTCTACTGTTAATTCTTTTTTTGTTTTTTTGATTTGGATAATCATTATAGGAAAGGATTTATTTTTATTTTATATGCTTCCTTTCCTTCGTTTTCATTGGTCTGTTCTATAAGACCCATTCCTATTGCTTCTTCTAATCCTTTTTCTATATTCTCGTCTTTTCCTTTTGCAAAATATTTTTTAAGAGCATGTTTAGTAAAACTTGCCTTTTGTCTATCAGGTTGCCTTACCGCCCTTGTAATAAATATATGTAATATGTCAAATGCATCTGGAAAAGATTCGAGCTCTTCCTGAATACCTAATACATATTTTATAGGCAACTTATCCTCATCTATCTTGTTTATATTTAACTCCATTATGCTTCACTGTCTTCTAACATTTCTTCAACATCGATTTGAGAAATCTCAGTATTGTAGTTAAATATTGGTTGAATGTGAGCTTCAATTTGCTCTAAGACTTCTTGCGTAAATACTAGATCTGAAAAGAAATCTTTGTTTGCAACTGTATGGTCTAGGTGTTTACATATCCATGTTCTTGCCGTTGCCTTTGGAATCTTTTCTCCTTTTACGATATTTCCTCTTGTGATTCCACATATATCCCATGTTGCGTATTGTTCTAATCCAACATAAGGATTCATACCTTCTGTAAAGTTTAAGTGAAACTTAATAGGATGTGGTTTTGCAAATCTATTTTTATCTGGCTTAGCAGTAACTATGATACCTACCTTTTCTGCTCCGTCTTTTAATTGCGCCTTATTTAACATCAATACAATTGATGCTGCATACTGCGGTCCTGTTCCACCTCCTGCGATTTGCATTGGAATAAAGGATTGAGATTGGTATGTGTGGTTTGTAAATAAGAAAGGTATTTTAAGATCTGCTAATGGGGTCATTATAATTCTAAAGATAGATTTTAAAACCTTAGATCTAGTCATATCTGATTTATCAGAACCGCTCGCTGCATCTGCTATTTCTTTCGCAGTTGCTAGGTTACCGGCTGAATCTAAAATAATCATTACCTTAGGAACTTCTCCACCGGCTCTTTTAGCTTCTTGCATTTTCTTAGTAATCGTAGTTACAGAAGTTCTAAAATCTTGAACAGTGTTAGTTGGTTGATAATTTACCTTAGAAGTATCAATTCCGAACTTTTCCATTTGCTCTTTATCAACTGCTGCTTCTGAGTCATAGTAAATTACGCTATAACCTTTATCAATAGCTTCTCTTACAGTGTTTAGCATTAAAAAGGTTTTACCAGTTCCTGAAGGACCTGCAATAGAAGATGATCTATTATTGGGCCATCCCTTAAACAATGAACCTGATACGCATGCGTTTAAGTGGTAGTTTCCTGTGTGAATCCAATCTGTTACTTCTGAAAAGTTGGAACTTTCCATAATAGAACCTAAAGGATTTATATTAGCTAATTCGCTATTTAAATCGTCAAATGTAAAATCTTTATTTTTTGCCATCTTTGAATAATTTTTTTTCTTGTTTTCTTAATGTTTCGAGTTCTTTTATTAGAACATCGGATTCTTTCTTTAAAGAATCCATTTTATCTTGTAGAGAAATTAACTTATCGTAAATAACTTTATATTTTACAACAAAGGCTTGTTGTTCTTCATTAAGTTTAGTTGGATCTAGCATTTTCTCTTTCTTTTATTTCGTCAAATATACTAATTTGATTTTTATCTTTTTTATCTGCTTCAAGTTCTTTGATAACTTCCGGCCAAATTAGTTTTCTAATCTTATCCCCTAGTTCGTAATTATTGGGGTTTGTTTTTACTAATTCTATTATTTTACTTTTAAAATTCATTTTGTTTATTTTTAGAATAATGACGTAGAGTAAATTAAGTTTCTATTTAGTCTTTGAAGACCCACTGAAGTTAAAACTCTATTAATCGGATCTATTACAGATTTTTCAAATTGAGTTTCATAATCTACTTGTGGAGCAATCTCATACGGATGAGCACCCGGCTGATATGCATACATTTCACATACATTATGGTTACAATGATATAGTTTTAGTTTTTCACCATTACCTATCATTTTATACTTGTTCTTATACTTAGGATTCTGATTCATTAAGAAATTATAAAATCCTGCTGCTTTAACATTTGGAGGACATTTTAATCCATATTGAAATTCTATGGTGTCGTCTACGATATATTTTTCAATGTTATTTGTTCTTTTATTAAAAGATATTTCGTCAACGTTAGCCATTTTAAACTCTTTCTTTGCAGTTTTCAAAAAAGAAACTAATCTACTTAACATGTCAGCGGTTGGTTTCTCAGAAAGAATTAATTTGAGAGCTTCGGTTAAATGCTTTCTCGCAAGTGTAGGAGTGGAAGACTGAATAGTATCAAATCCGATTGTCTTAATTTTCTTAAGAGAAGGGTATCTGTCATCTATTTCTAATTTATCTTCCCATGCAATATCCTGTAAATACTTTTTCTTAGCTAACCAAATTCCAGAATACGCTATAGTTTCTAATTCGAAAAACAAGAAGTTATCTGTGTTCGTGGCTTCTGCGTATTTTTTCATGGCACCTGTAATATAATCTTTAAGTCTAAAATTATATAGTTCCATGATGAATTTATCAATAGGCATCTGTTCACCGTACCATTCAATAGATTCGTACATTTCTTCAAACTGCACGTAACATGAATCTGTATCGATATAAACTACAGAAGGTCTTACAAGTTTATTTTTAATAGAAATGCTAAAGTGTTCATGAACCTTACTATCTTTCGGCCAAAACTCTTGAAAATACTTATTTAAAATCTTTTCAGAATATAAGATTGCATTTTGACCTTGAAGTGTAATTGATTCAGCAATATCAATATTGAAGAAGTGGAACCACTTATTACCAAATGCGCCATAGATAGAGTTAAGCGTTACTTTTACAGCTTGCTCGTATGCAGTATACTTGGCGGACATTGTTTGATAATGGTCCGCCAAGATTTGCATTTCATCCCTAGTAAGGTCATCTTCGGGCTTGTTAATCAGTGTGTTTATATCCATCTATTACTCCGCAGTTTGACAAGTTGCAATAGTTAATAGGGTTTCAGAGTCATTAGATCTTAGAACAACTCTATTGTCTAAGACATGCGCCGTATAATCTTCTTTATCTAAAAGATTTAGGTATTTTTTGAAAAGAGTTACATTAGTTCCTGAATCACCATCATAATCAGGTGTTACTAGCATATTATAAGTTTTACCTAATAATTTAACTCCATTTCCATTTGCATTGATTGAGAATGTTTCTTCTTTATCTAATGAGAATAAGTTTCTCACTTTGGCAAGTGAAGTATAGTCTAAGTCAAACTTGAAAGTAGACGCTTCAGTGTTAAAAATGCCTTGAATTTGAGAATCCGTAAGGTCTTTATATCCTAATGATGGCTCAGAACATGCTAATGTGATTTCTAATTCGTCATTAAAGATTTTAAATGTAGTTGCTACACAATCTTCTTCGTTTTCTACAAATTCTATTTCTGCAGAAATTGCGTCATAGTCAAACTGCTTAAATGCATCTGTAATTTTAGAAGCGTCAAAGAATGCTATCTTTAATTCTTTTTCTGTTTTAATAGCATCGTCTTCTAATTGAAATACTTGGGCAATTGGCATTCTGTGATGCTTAACTGCATCTCTTTGTGGCAAGTAAGCTGATGCTTGTACTACGCCATCCTTTAATTTAAAATAGACAAAAGAATCAATTACTTTAAGTCTATTTACGAAGCCGATGAAGTTGTTTGAATCGACCTTACTGATTGAAATTTTCATGAATGTATAATTTTTATTTGTTTATTATTCTACACAAAAATCATAAATTGTTTCAGTAAAAAACGAAGCCAGGAAGTAGCGAACTCCTGGCTTCTAAAATCCGAGAACTATCTCGGCCCTAAGACGTGGTCTTCAAACCACACCTTTATCCGTCACATGCTAAACAATCATCCATCGCTCGCTGCGCAATATCTCCTCTTAATACTGATTCAGTTCTCATATAATAGAGTGTTTTTATTCCCTGTTTGTAAGCTTCTAAATGAACCTGGTTAATATACTTAGGTTCTGCTTGAGTAGGAAATGCCAAGTTTAAAGAAACTGCTTGATCTACATATTGCTGTCTAACTCCCGCCTGTTTTACTAATTCCATCTGATTAATTTCCTTAAATGTTCTAAACACATCTTTAACTGAAATATAAAGATCTTTTTCATGATCAGTTAATTTGTCATAGGCAGTCTGTCTGATTGGAGCATCGTTACTTCCTTCTTTTACCCAATATTCATCTAATATATCAACTCCTTGAACAGAACCTCCATCTTCTAATATTTTATCCCATACACTTTTCTTATTTTGTTTAATCTTAGTTAGCATGTCTTCAAGTGCAGGATTCTTTCTAATAAAAGTTCCCTTTGCTGTTTGTTCAGTAAATACATTTGCGGCCCATGGCTCTATACCTGGAGAAACGTTGCCTGCTAATTTAGAATTAGAAACTGTAGGGGCGATTGCTCTTAGGTGAGTGTTTCTCATTCCAGTTCCTACACACCATAGCGGTTCTCCAAATTCTGTAGCTAAATCTCTACTTGCTCTTTCACTTTCTACTTTAATTTGTGAAAATATTTTTCTAGTTTCAAATTGTGCAGATAATGAGTCAAATGGAATATTTCTATCTTGTAAATATGTATGCCATCCTAAGACTCCAAGGCCTAATGCTCTTCCCTTTTCTGCAGATCTAACTGCATTCTCAAAGCCTCTCATATATTTAGCTCTATGAATAAACTCCTGAAGAACTCCATCTAAAAAGTAAGTTGCGGTATAGATTAAATCAGTATCTTTCCATTCTTCGTATCTTTTAAGATTCACAGAAGATAAACAACATACGAATGAATGATTTTCATCAGTGTGTAAAGTAATCTCAGAACAGATGTTAGTCATATAAACCTTTAAACCATTTTGTTTATATGCATCGGGATTCATTCTATTGATATTACCCTTAAACATTATATAAGGTTCTCCCGTTGCTCTTCTTTTTCTAATCACAGCGGCCCATCTTTTACGAGCTTCTTTATCTCCAGCCTCGATCTTTTGCATAAACCCATCAGATACTACGATGCACTGATGTACGTTTAAACATTGTCTGTTTACGTCACCTTTAGGTTCTCTAACCTCTAGCCATTCCCAAAAATCATCATGTTCTATATCTATATTGACTGATGCTGCACCTCTTCTTACTGAACCTTGATTAGTTGCTAAAATAGTAGAATCGTAAATTTTTATAAATGGAACTACTCCGTCTGAGGTTCCGTTTCCTGTAATAGTTGCCCCTGCCGGTCTTATTTGATTTACTCCGATGCCAACACCACCTCCATGTTTAGCAAGTAACATTAATTCTAAATTCTTTGAACCTATATCGTGAATTGAATCAGCAACATCTATCCCGAAACATGAAATTGGAAGACCTCTTTCTGAACCTGTGTTTGAAAAAACTGGAGTTGCAAGATTTAACCATCCTTTCCACATATAGTCGAAAAATTTACTTGCTAATTCTGGTTTTCCTAACCTATGTGCCACTGTTGTTGAAACTCTCCAATATGCGTCCTTTGGAGTTTCTCCTTCTAAAAGATAACCTTTAGATACAGTTTTAACATATACTTCTGTGTTTGCCCATACTGGAAAATCTATTCCTAGCTTCCATCCTTCTGATTCTCCGCAATTTCTTTCTTTTCCCTTTTCGTTATACTCCGGACTTGGAGCATCATTATAATTTCTAATCATCTTTATTTATATTATCTTTTAAAATAAATCATCTTCATCCCAATTTTCATCTTCTCCTGCTTTAGAATAATCAGTTGGCCTAATTGCAAAAAAGTCAGTATGCGTGTGTCCTCCAGTGAGGTGATAAAACCAATCTAATTCAGAAGCGGCTTCTTTATTATATTCAAACACGGAAGAATAACCTAATTCTGCAAGCTTTTCGTTACCTCTTTTCTTAATAAATTCCTTTAAGTCGGAAGCTTTTAGGTTTTCAAGATCTCCCATTTCAAACATCTTATTAATAAATTGCATTTCCATATCTATCATAAGCCTTGCTGCCTCTTTAACTTCCATTTCTATCTCATCTCTTAGTGTAGGATATTCTTCGCACATGTGATTAAATAATTGGCATCCCAT